GATCGTGTTCGACTTGAAAGAGCCGGACGCGAGCACGATTTGGGAAATGATCCCCTTTTCGTGGCTTGTAGACTACTTCGTCAATATTGGCGATACTTTACAAGCACTCGAGAATACTGACACGGTTTTGCCTTATGACGTTTGTATCATGAGGCAACGCAGTGTAGTAACCCAGACTACGCGTCTTCAACAGACGAATAGTACCCCGCCCTGGCTTCGCCAGTACACGGGGCAGCCTGGTCAGGTCAACTCAGAGCGAAAGCTCCGGGCGGTCCAGACCATAACTGGGATATCATCATTATTATCGTTCGGCATCATGTCCGAGCGACAAGCAACCAATCTCCTAGCACTCTTGCTCCGACTAAGTCGGTTCAAGCTAAGCGGACAAATATAAGATCCGCCGTGCTAGTGAAAACTGGAGGTTCTCCCCTCCCAACTCTTGTGTGTAAAGGACAAACAGCTTATGTTCGCCTCTCCTATCGCGATAACTATTGGAGCCCAGGCTTATAGCCTGAAGCTCAAAAACCAGGACAATTTCGGGTCGACCTATATGGACAACACGACAATTGCCGGCACTGAGGTTAGACTGACGTTCACCCACAAAAATGAGGGTAAAGCGAAAGTCGTCGCCTCGGGCACTGGTATGGTCTCCTCTCAGTACGAACGTCATATCGCGGACCTCTTGGTCACGGTCACTGACGCCAACGGATTTAGAAAGACTACCCAGAGCTACACCCATATCCGAAATCGGGTTGGGGATGCCGTAACCGGCGTCGGTGATGTGGCTCAGGCCCTTGCGGTCTGGCTCAACACCAATGCTGATTCCGTGGTTGCGTGGGAGTCGTAAGACTCTCACCTAGCTATTTGGATGCCGTCTCACGACGGTAAACCGCCCGCAGAACGGGCGACAGGAGACCGAGCTCCGGTATCACCAACCATTTATAAAGGATGGAAGATGAGTAAGAGAACGGTTTACAAGCTGGAAGGATTGGTGGAGGCCGTCTTTGACGACCTAAAGCCCACCTATACCAAGGCTCGTGAATGGGAGCGCGATCGAAATCGCTCTCTTCATGAACTGGGTGCCCGAGGCAGCGCTATGCTGACCAAGTTGCTCCCAGCTTTGCGCAAGCACTTTGACAAGTGCCTGGACGAAGGTCTGTACAGAACCGAGGGGCTATACCTACAAGGTAAAAACTCCAAGGGGGGTGAGATTCCCGTTTTTATGCGAGATCTCCTCCTACAAATCTTCGATAAGCAAGGAAAGCTGAGGGATGATGCCTCTCCATATGCTATTGCCGACTTTCGGCAGTTCTGCGATATTCTCGCAAAGCTTAAAGTAACATGTGAAAAGAGGTACATTCATGACGAGATTGAAACCTTTGTCAAGAATGAGGAAGTGCTCAGATCACCCACTTTACAATGGGTTTCAGACGATCTTTTTGAAGGTCGTACTGACGGTCGCCATTGCTCTTTTGCTGACGGTCTTAACCGTGGCGGAGAGCTATGTCAGCCGGATCTGTTCCCAGAGTCGATTGCCGAAAGCGCCATCACTGGAGCTCAAGCAGTTACTCTGCAACGGGTCTGTGACCTCGTTGCTTCCCAGTTCGGAGACCTCCATTTAGAGGAGGCCACCGAGATCCCGAAGCACGGACCTGGCCGAGTCAGCGACCTAAGGAAGGACAAATCAAAATTTGCCTTTCCCAGTTGGCCGCAGAAACTTGACCAGGTGTTCCCGTATGACAGGTACGCCGTCCCGAATATCGGGGCGGTATTGCTTGTTATAGATGATCCACTCAGCCGGGTTGAACACCCGTCTAAGCTCATCGCCGTTCCAAAGACAGCGACTGGGCCGAGGTTAATTGCCTCGGAACCTAGTTACCATCAATGGATACAGCAGCTGGTTAGAAACCAGTTAGAAGCACGCGTAAGAAAGACTTCGTTGCGGTTTTCAATCTCCTTTGGAGACCAAAGACCGAACAACGACCTGGCTCTCGCCGGATCGTTACATGGCCACTTGGCCACCGTCGATCTCAAGTCTGCTTCTGATAGGCTATCGTGCTGGACTGTCGAGCGTGCCCTTCGAGC